ACTTGATCGGATCAGCACTAAGTGACGTCAACTGGCGTGAATTATATGACCTATACACAGAGGATAACCCAGCATGACTAACGTAAACATGAACATACACTGCGTAGTATCAGTGGAGCAAAAGACAACTCCACACGAAACATTTACTGTAACCAGCCTACACATCGAGCAAGCCAACGGTGAGGTCACGGTAATCACACTGTTTAACGACGAGAGTATCCGACCAGACAATATTAAATGGAGTAAGACCTATGGATGAGATGAAAGTAAACGACCTGTTCTACACACCAAAAGATATGGATGACTTGTTGCGGTTCCTTAAAGATTCACAAGAGCCACTGGCCTCGATGGGTGCCATGCTCATGTGGAATCTAATCGCATCAGGTAATCACATCAACAAGGAGGACAGAGATAATGCAGATTAAATCACCACCAATGACACGCCAGCACTATGAATTTATTGCTGACATCATGGGGCCACAGGTTTCATGGCCTTCCAACTTGCAATCAATAGCCGATGCACTTGAATCAACCAACCCACGATTTGATCGAGCTAAGTTTATTGCGCGAGCAACAAAGGCATGGGAAGATAATTACAATCCAGAGGAGATCAATGATGAAATCAGATTCTAAACAGGTGAAGTATCAGGACTGCCCTGAGTGTTGCGGGGATGGACTTGTGGAGGTGGAGTATGAGCGACCACAAAGTTTCGGAAGAGATGTTGGATACATCGAGAGTCGACTTGAAGCCTGCTATAATTGCGCAGGTTCAGGAGAAATAGAGATGGATGAACTTGACTGGCTGGACTGACTGCTGCATAAGCGCAGCATGAAAAGTTATTGGCAATCAATTCAAGACATGCACAAGGGACTCAACATCCCACTGCATGTTATCTTCGTTAAGTCTGGCATTCCAACGTCAACTTATTATCGCACACTCAATGGTACGACTGAGTTGCGGTACGAAACTGCGCGTAAGATTTACCGCACAATGGAACTGTTGGCGGGTGCTTCACCATCGCCAGCGGACAAGAGAAAGCTGAAGTGATTGGAAGCCTATCGAGACATGATCCTCGAGCTTGCAGACAGGCGCAGAGAACTGGGCTGGTCGCAAGAAAGGTTGTCGTTCGATATAGGATGCACATCATCACTGATCCACAAGTGGGAGACGCACAAGAGAATACCATCAGCGTTTCTGTTTACATGTTGGCTCGACGCTCTTGGCTGTAAGATCGAAATCAGCACGAAAGATTCTGAATAATCAGGTCTTTCCATGCGATGCTTGCGGTAAAAGCACTGAGTATTTCGTACAGATACTGGCATCAATTAAGCCAGCTACATACCACACGATCTGCATGACCTGTTACGAGGAAGAGACATGGCAAACAAGAATAAGTCTAAAGGAATCTACCACGAAAAAAGAATCTGCGAGTGGCTCGAAAAGATCGGCATCGAACACTACCAAGTCCCGCTCTCGGGTGCGCTCGGAGGGCAGTGGAGTGGCGACATCCACCTCACACTGGGCGGACGAAAGCTGGTAGCAGAGGTTAAGTACAGGGATAAGTCTAACTTCCCTAGCCCTTTCACTGTACTCGAAGGCAGAGACATAGCCTTTTATAAACGCAAGACAGGGAAGCCACAGTCTCTGGTGATTATGCCAGCAGAATTATTCGAACATCTATTTGGAGATAGAGAAGATGAACACACAGAACAAACTAATCAAAGCACACCTTGAATCAGGCAGGTCAATCACTGGCTATGAAGCCTTGGAATTGTACGGCTGCATCCGATTAGCCTCAAGAATTTATGACATCAAGTCATCAGGCTATGCTATAAACAAGGACATGATTGAGTTACCAAACGGTAAGCGCATCGCATCTTATACAAAAAAAACCCCGACCTAGTTGGAGCTAAGTCGGGGCAAGTCGGAAGGAGTATGAACTAAGAACAAATCAAATCACACCAGCAGGTAACATAAGCAGTGGGAGGCTCTATGTACAAGGACATACTAATCGAAGACATCATTACTTGGCAAGTATCAAATGCACACGCCAAGTATTTGTTAATGATTATAGCATCTTACACGAACAGTGATGGATTGTGTTATCCCAGCATCACTAGCATTTGTGAACGATCAGAACTTAGCCGCAGTACAGTCATACGCACAATCAACTGGTGCGTAGATAATAAATATTTGTTGCGATCATCAGGTCGCACAGGCGTAGCATCAACATATCAATTCACTTGCCTCATGGAGAACAGCATGGAAGACGACAAAGGTAGTGTCACACAGACACCCCAAGTTATATCTAATATAATAAACATATCTGATAATAATAATAACACTACTTGGAGTGTCACACAGACACCCCCCACCTTCGATGCCTTCTGGTCTGTGTATCCTCGCAAGGTTGCCAAGGGTCACGCAAGGAAAGCATTCGGGAAAGCATGTAAGCTAGCTGATCCAGCCGAGATCATTGCTGCTGTCAGTAAGTTTGCACATGCAATGCGTGATACCGACAAGCAATACATTCCGCACCCTACCACATGGCTCAATGGCGAGCGATGGGAGGATGACATGGATGATGTAGCACCGCAGGCCAAGACCAACACAGATTATCTCGACGATATTCTGTCCAACATGACTGCAAATAATCTAGCCATAGGGAAGGACTAACTCATGGACTATAGCCAACGTACCCAAGCGATAGGATCGTGGCTCCAGCGCCTGCTCAAGCGGTACACGCCACCATCTAGCATGGATCAGAGCGCTTTAAGCGAAGAGCTTCAGCTAATTGTCACCGATATAAACTCATACATACCTTCTCAGTTCGAAGCCAAGGACATGGAGGTCGTACTTACCAAGGTCGATGCAAACGTCCGCGCCTATCAAGCGTCAAGATCATGGCCGACCATCAAGACATTCATCGAGTCTACCAAGAAAGCTGTCGATGATTACAGTCGCAACACAAACTCAGAGGTGCCATCAATTACGCTCGACAAATCTGACAACCTTATCGTCAAGCAGATTAAGAAAGGACTGCCAATACCTGACTGGATTCTTAACCCCGACTCACCTCAGCGTCAGAAATTATTAGAAGAGACAGACCTGACACTCGATGACCTAAATAAATATCTTGATCCTGCTGCAAGAGTGCAGTAACTAAGTAGATGAAAGTGGAGGACTAACATGGAACGTAAAGGTTTTATAGGCGGCAGCGATGCAGTCAAAATCATGAACGGAAATTGGTACGACCTGTGGGCAGTGAAGACTGGCAAGGCAGAGCCTGATGATCTGTCACGCAATCTCGCAGTGCAGATGGGTGTGTTGACTGAGGACTTTAACATTGAATGGTTCGAGGCAGAGCACAATCACAATCTGCTCGTCGACAATCAGCAGAAAGAGTTTAAGCGCACGTTACATGGCGTACCTTACAAGGGTACTGTCGATGGCATCATTAAGGGTGGTACGGCAATCATCGAAGCCAAGCACACCAACGCATACAACACCATCAGCAAGGTGGCTGAGTATTACATGCCGCAGATTCAGCTATACTGCTGGCTCGCTGACGTAGAGGGCGCTCACCTGTCGGTTATCTTTGGCAACAACAAGTGGGAATCAGTATACATCTCAGCACATGAGCCATACATTGTTGCACTGCTCGATGCTTGCACAGATTTCTGGGCGCACGTTGAGTCAGGTGATGAGCCTATCGGGTTCGATCAGCCAGTAGCGGCACCAGTCAATCAGATACCTATCGACCAGATGATCAAGCGCAACGCCAGTTCAGACAATCACTTTGTCTCTGCTGCACACGATTACCTTGAGTATGAGGACGCAGCCAAGGCGTTCGAGAATGCAAAGAAAGACCTCAAGGGTATGGTCGCTGACAACGAGCGTGAGGTTTACTCCAACGCAATAACAATCCGCCGCGACAAACGTGGCGCACTACGCATCAGCAAACGGAAGGACTAAGACATGAGCACAGCAATCAAAGCACTAATCAAAGCGCAATCAGAAATGGATCACGTCAAGAAAGACAGCACCAACCCACACTTTCGCAATCGTTACGCCTCTCTTGAGGCAGTGATCGACGCGACATCAAGGGTATTCCAAGCCAATGGGTTTGCAGTTATGCAACCGTGCGGCCGTGACGAGCTAGGCATGTACGTCGAGACGCTACTGCTGCACGACTCAGGTGAGTCACACTCAAGCAAGGTGTACCTTGTACTAGACAAACAGAATATGCAGGGACTTGGCTCGGCCATTACCTACGCACGGAGATACGGACTGCTCGGCATGGCCTG